CCAGTTCCTGGAGGACCAAAAAGAATCATACTAAATATATGACCATTACTAATTAAATTAGATATTACTTTATTTTTACCAACCAAATGTTTTTGACCTATAACATCACTTAATTTAGTTGGTCTTATTTTATCTGCTAGTAATTCCATAAAATCACCCTTATGTCTATTATATAAAAAAACTTATCAATTTAATAGAAAAATAATATATAATAAAGATAATAAGGAGGTAAAAAAATGAATGATCAACATATAAGTGAATTCTTATCATACTTAGAATTAGATCTTAATTACAGTAATAATACGATTAATTCTTATGATAATGATTTAAAAAAGTTTGACTCTTATTTTAAAAATAAAGATTTACTAAAACTTAACGTTAATGATTTAGTTAAATATATATCTACTTTAAAAGATTTATCTCCTGCAAGTGTATCCCATATGATATCTACTTTAAAAACATTTTATTCTTATTTTATAAAAATAGATAAGATAAAGGTAAATCCAACTGATGCACTTAAGTCTCCTAAATTAGGACTTCATTTACCAGAATATCTAACCGAAGATGAAATAGATAAACTATTAGATATTAAAATTGAAGACCCCTTTACTGCAAGAAATAAAGCTATCTTAGAGTTAATGTATGCAACAGGTTTAAGAATATCAGAAGTAATTTCTTTAGAATTTAAAAATATAGATTTCGAAGAATGTATTGTTAGAGTCATGGGGAAGGGGAGTAAAGAGCGAATTGTCCCTATTAATGATTATGCTTTGAAAGCATTATCGACATATATCGACGATTATCGACCTTTAATGATAAAAAAAGACATAAATAACTATATATTTTTAAATAATCATGGTAAACAAATGACTCGCCAAGGTGTATTTAAAATGATAAAACAAGAATGTCTTAAAAAAGGAATAAAGAAAGATATATCTCCACATACTATTAGACATACTTTTGCAACACACCTACTTCTTAATGGAGCAGACCTAAGAATAATACAAGAACTATTAGGTCACTCAGATATAAGTACAACTCAAATATATACACATTTAACAAATGAAGAATTATTTAATGATTATAAGAAGTATTTTCCTAGAGATTAAATAATATTATACTTAATAATAAGGAGAATTAATATGAATGAACAAGAACAAACTAACATAACACCACAAATTAATCCAATCCCAGAAGAATGGAATAAAAAACCAAAGAATAATAAGACTTTAATTATAATATTAATAATCTTATTAGTATTATGTATTATTGGAGGAACTTTTTATTATATAAATACAAATATAACTAATAAAAATAATAAGAATGATACAACAACTACAACTATTGATACATCAAAAACAATTGAAAATTATACATCAACACCAATTGATATACTAGATAAAATGAAAATAAATAACGCAGAAAAAAAAGAAGATTATATAAAAATAATTAATGGTAATGAACATAAATTCACATTCTATTACTATTACGAAGAAGCCAAAATAGAAAATCTCAATGGTGCTTATCCAGATGAAGATATAGTAGAAGAAGATGGATTTAATTATATATTATCTATTCATGAAGACGATAATTTAGTTGGTAGATATGTAATAGGTTTTGGTTTAACTAAAGAAGAAGCTTCAAATAAACAAGACTATTCAAAATATAGACCAAATTATAGTATAGATTTGATCACGACAATCAAGGATACAGTTACAAAAGAAGAATATGTAGTATATTTAATTCCTGAATGTTTAAATAAAGTATACGATCAAAGAACAGGAGAATTCATTACTTCACCAACTATTAGAAAAGAAAATAGAAATATTATAAAAACAATAGAAACATCAGATACACTTTTCGGAACAAATTGGCCTACTGATCCACAATATGGACTTACATCTGAATTAGTATATAATAATCATGGTACATATAGAATAGATAATAATAAAATATACTATGTAGACAAAACTGAATGTGGAAAAACAACAATTAAACTAAGTATACTAGCAATTAAAAATGGAAAACCATCAATTACAACTATTGATAATCTAGAAGCAGATGGAGCAGGACAATGTTAAAGGTAAGAAAGAATTGAAAAAAAATAAAGTAGAATTAATTTCTACTTTTTTATTTCTATTAATTAAATAAATATAGGGTGGAGTAGTAGTAAATCAAAAAAATACCTATTATCGAAAAACAATAATATCGTGAAACATACTTTGTGAAACATATAGAGATCTACTCCCCCTACTTTCAAAATAAAAATTTTTAAACTAGATATATAATAAAAATAAATCTTATCAGATACTAATATAATTATATAATTTAATAGTATTTAATTATTTATAAAATAATATATCTATTAATAAGTAATTATCCATTCATGATTCATTATCAATTTAGATTTTAATTAATATATTTAATAACTAATAAATATATGTATAATTAATCACTAATAAATAATAAGTAAACTAAATAATAATCACATATACATATATAGATAGTAGTAATAGAATATACTATAATAGAGATATATAAGAAACATATGCTTATATAGGTGAACACTTATAAAGTACATATATTCTAATGGATAATTAACCACTTATTTAATCAGAATACTTAACTTCATATAATATATATTATGTTAACTTCCAAATACAAATCAAATTGGTAGATGAATTAATCATCTACACTCTTGCTTGTTATCTTAAGTACATAATATTACATATTTTTTCTTTTTTCAAGAATATTTTTTCTAAATATTAAAGTTTACAATAATTTTTAAAAAAATGTAAATCACTAAATAATTAGAAATAGTATTAAAAAATTCTTTAGTATGTATATTATTTATAAAATTATTTAGTTTATTTAGTAAACTTTTTCTTGCAATTTGTTCTCTATAATCGTATGATTTAAGTATGTTGCCTTTATACATATTCTTTATATCTATCACTTTCCAACCCATTGATGTTCTATCCCCTACTTTGTAATTTGGTCTTGAAGTTCTGGTTCTGTAAATAAGTTCTCCAGAACTTTTTTGATAGATTACTAAAAATCTATAATTCATTATGAAACCCTCCTTTCACAAAAATAAAGATTATAGCATATTATTTACTTTTTACCAAAATTGATTATAATTTGAAGTAGGAGTGATGAAAAAATGATATGCAAAAAATGTGGATCAGAGATGCAAGTTCAATTAGTAAGTGAAACTAAACTTGTAAAGAAACATAAAGGATTAGTTTACTGGATATGTTTTTTATGGTTTTTTGATTTATTAAAATGGATGTTCTTTACTATTCCAGCTTTAATATTTGCTTTATTCAAAAAAGATAAATATAAAACTAAAACTAAACAAGTAAAATATTATGTATGTTCTAAATGTGGTTATTCTAAAAAAGCATAAAAAAAATAAGAGTAGGTGTTACCCTACTCTTTTTTAGTGTGATTTCCAAGTGTTCATTTCATCTACTATATCTTTTATAAATGAATTACCACCATAAGAATTATATATTCTATATGAATAATTTATAGTTTGTTTTTCTAATAATGAAAACTCTTTTTTATCTTTGTTTTTTAAATATATTTGAAGAATATCATTTCTTAAAGAACAAATTAAACCATCTTTAATTTCCTTAAATTGATTTCTTCTTTCTTTTCTTGTTTGGAATACTAATGGGAGTGCAACTGTCAAACAACTTGTAAATGAACTTATAAAAGCTATTATTAAAACTTCACTCATTTAACTTGTTTACCAGTAGAATCTTGAACACATATCCAAGAATACTTTAATCTTCCCCAAATGTTGCCTTTTAAATCAGTTGTAAATTCAGTTAACTCAAACTTTTCCCCTATTTTAGTTTTTGCATATCCATCTTTATCTGCATAACATTTCTTCTTATTTGTGAGATTTGTTATTCTATCATATCTTATTTTATTAGTATTATTGCCATTTATTACTTCTGGAGTATTACGAACATATTTTGCCTTTAATGTTGTATATGTTCCTTTTGTCCATGTATTTGGCAAATCAGCATTTATATATGCAGTTGGATCAATTCTTACATCGTTTTTATTTCTAACTTCAAAATGCAAGTGTCTGCCTTTTGAATAACCAGTATTACCCATAACTGCTATTTGTTGTCCTTTAATAACTCTTTCTCCTTTGGTTACTGAAACACTTCCATATTTTAAATGAGCATATAAAGTATAGTAACCATTATCATGTCTTATTTTTACATAATTTCCATAAGAATTACCAGAAGAATATGTTGCATTAATATTCTTAACAACACCAACAATAGTACCACTTGAGTGTACTGTAATTATATTATCTGATTCTTTTGCATGCCAACCTATATCAACACCTTTATGTGTTAATGGTTTATATTTTTGTGTAATTCCATTGTTTCCTTTAGTTACTCTAGTCATAAATACCACCTTATTCCTATCATAAATCAATTTTAACGAGTTTTTTGTAGTTTCTTTATATCTTCATCAACTTGTGTCAATTCTTGCTATAAATCTTGTTTTAATGCTTTTAAGAACTCTAATTCATTATCAGTAAAATAATTTTTATCAAAAATAGCACTAAAATATTCTTCCCAAGTAGTGTTTACTACAAATTTTGTTCCTTTTGTTTTACTTGTTTTTCCAACTGGTTTTGCCAATTGATATTTAATTTTCTGAATTATCATTTTCTTCTTCCTCATTCAATAAAGGTAGAATTGCACTTAATCCAGTTGCTAATGCAGTAACAACTAAACTAATTGCTGCATTACTATCTAAATCAAATATAGAATTACAAGTTAAGTAACCAACTATTGTTGCTACTAATGTTTCTATAAATGTTCTGAATATTCTATTATTCCATAATTTCTTAAAGTTTTTTTTCATATATCCTCCTATTTATATCCTATTACCTTTTTTATTAATATTTCAGCATTACCTATCATAACTGATGTAAAATTTGAATTGATAGTAAGGTTGCTATTAAAAATAATTTTATTGTTTGCTACTGAATATTTACTCATTCTATCATAATAATCATCATTATAAATAAAAGGTTCATTTATAATAAAAGTATTTGATAATGATAAATCTATTTTTTTTGATGAACCATAACCTGAACTTGTATAGAATATTTCTAAATAACTATAATTTGAAATATTATCATTTAAAATAACATCCCCTGTTGTACCATCATTATCACTATATAAAGTAACACCTTTTAATTCAAAATTATTATTTACATAATTTGCACTATATACATCAGTTTCACTTGTACTGTGAGTATTTTTAATGTTAAGTAAATTATTATTTAATTTCATATACATAGGTATATGAGTAAGATTTTTAAGCTGTTCTTTTCCACATTGATACAACTATATAAGGTTGCAAGTTTCCACTATCACCTGTACCTGCATTTTGAATACCAAATTGAGAACCACCAACAAGAGTAGTAAAACCTGTACCATTAGTTAACCCCATAAATCCGACTAACCCTTGAGTACCACCACTATGTATTTGAGTGTCATGACTATGCTTTTGTAAGTATTTACTACCACCAGTTTCCTCTAATGTATCAAATCAGTTTGAGAAGTATCTTGACCTACTAAACATCTTCCAGTACCAAAAGATGTCCAAGTACCTCCTAGAAATGTTTCAGGATTAACTCCTGTTGTATTAATATAGATTGAACCTATTGGATAAAGTATATCCAATAATAATTTTGGATTTAATTTCATAGTGATTTTATCACTATTTAATTTCAGTTAGATTATGCAGTTCTTACCCAAATTGCAAATACCTCATAAGGTTGTAAGTTTCCACTATTTCCAACTGATACTCCACTTGAACCTGTTTTAACTCCACCTGTTGTTGCTCTTGTATCTTGACCTCGTGCAGTTGAAGTATTACCACTTCCAACATTTATCCAAGAAGGAGCAGAAGCAACATATTCAAACCCACTAGCACCACCCCAAGTATGTTCGTGGTCTTGAATATATTTACTACCACCTGTTTTACCAATGGAATTAAAATCAGTATCATTAGGATCAATACCTACAATTGCTTTACCAACTGCTGTTCTTTGCCAAGTAAATCCCATGTAATTTGAGTGATCGTTATTATCAAAGAATATTTCAGTCTTACCTATTGGAAATATTTCATCTAGGTATAACAATTTCTTGTTAATCTTACTCATAATCCAACACCTCGAAAGAAGTGTCAGATATTAAATACCTTCCACCTCTCTTTCGATTAGGGAAATTAAATAGTAATTTCCCCCTTTCGTTTGATAAGAGTATTCTCTCTCTCTCTCTCTCTCTCTCTCTCTCAACATAAATTGAGAACTTTGTCAATTCATTCTTCATAATTTAACCTCCTTATTGACATTAAACTAAAATAGTTGTTTCACTCCAATTAGTTGTATCACTACTTGGAGCTGTTGATGAATTAGTTCCAGTTAGATTTACATATAACTTATTATTGTAAACAACTATATCATTGATTGCATAAGTTCCAGAAGAACTCCATGTATTAGTAGCAATTCCAATACAACTTAAAATAGTTGAAATAAGTGCATCATTGTTATAGATACCATTTTCAATTTTATTTAAGTTAGTATCATTTATTGCTGGAGCTTGTCCATTACTCCATGTTGTTTTTGAATATGCCATTATTTACCTCCTTTTAATTTCCACCAGTAATTATTTTTCTAATAATCAATAAATCTCTTGAATTTAATTGTCCATTATTATCTACATCAAAATGTGCAAATTCAGCACTATCTGAATCAGGTGTTGGCAACATGCCTAATATTATTGCTTGTAATACTATAATATCTGCCATTGTATATATATTTGTAAAACCATATTTTTTTGTTGTTCCATCAATAGTAACTGGAGCATTATAAACATATAAACCATTTTCATTTACTAAACCTGTACTATTTAATGTCCATCCTCCAATATTACCAGATGATGAATTTAATGAACCACTAAATGTTCCATTATTAAATATTCCATTATTGGCAACTACATTTCCTTCTGAATCAACATTAAAATTATCACTTTTAATATTTATATTTTTTGAAGTTAGATTTATTTCATTATCAGATAAAATATTAATAACATCAGCAGCAGTTATATTTAGTTTATTTGCAGCAATTTTAATTTGTTCTGGAGTAATATTTATTGCTGCAATTACAGCATTTTTATTTACTTTTCCATCAACAACATCTTCTAATGTGTCTATTTCTTGAGATACTTCTAATGTGATTTCTTGAGCTGTTTGAGTTATAGCACTATTCATTTCAATTTTAGTAGCATATTGTGCAGTATAAGCATTTAATACCATTAATCTAACCATTAAATATCCTGTGCTATATCCTAACATTTCAACTTGATAATTACCTTCTGTCAATTCAATATATGGTGAGAATGTTTCACTATAAGAATATGTATAATTAACTGGATTATCTAAAACTATTACATTACCATTATTATCTAATCCACACCTTTTATTTATTGTTACTAAATTAGTTTCATAATCAGCAACAAAAGAATCGTAATTGTTTTCATCATAGTAAAGTAAATCCATTGGTAGTTCATAATCAAACACTGCATTAGTTGAAGTGTTAGTAAATCTTAATATTCTTCCTCTAGGATATAATGAATTACTAGGATATAAATCATTTCTTGGATACAATGCCATGATATTACTTATGATTGGATGTATTTCAACTCTAATTGGATTACTAACTGCTATATTTTGTAATTCAGTTGAATCAATAAATAAAGTATCACTTGTTGATGATGTTGTAATATCTGCAATATCAGATATTTCAGCTTTAATAGTAGCAATATCACCTTTGTTTTTATCAACTTGTAAAACCAATTCTCCATACCCCTGAATGACATTAGTATTTAATTGCCCTGTTGTTATATAATCAGCAACTATCGAACCATCCATTGTTATTGCTATTCCAAAAGTACCATTGATACCAGTTGAAGAATAACCTAAACCATTCAAGTTCCATCTCCACACCTTTTGTGCAAGTGTTTTGTCTGGATTATCCATAATATAAAGATTTCCATGCTCATAATCAAAATCTATATAGCCACTCAAAGCATTATTGATTTGATTAGTAGCACTTTGTTTAGCTTCTTCTAAAATTGAAGCTGGATTAATCTTTTCAATTTCAGTTTGAGTAAAATTAATTGTATTTGTAATTGCCTTTTGAATAGTACCAATTTCAAATGATTCAATTGTATCAGATAATACATTATATTTTGTTTTAACTACTTGTGTTGTGTAATCAATTCCTAAAATACTTGCAGTTATTGTATCTCCAAGATTAACCTTTTCAAAATGACTAAATGCATTTTTATATTGTTCAGTTTTGCTTAATTCTAACCAATCTACTTTAATTGATAATTGAGGTTTATCTATACCTTGTTGATATAAAAGATTTACTGCATCTCTTAAAGCTTGATATGCATCTTGAATATCAGTATATACACCTTCTTCAGTAGATTCTGGATCATATTTAATGTTACTAAACTCAATTTTAGCAATTCTTGGAGATGGATAACTATTGATTAGTGGAGAATCAACGAATCGTTCTGGTAGAACTAAACCATCAAAACCAACTGGTATGATTCTTGTATAAAGATTTGTGATATCAACATTAGTTTCTATTTCAGTAATGTTTTTCCCAATTAACAATTTAACATGGTTATTTTGTCCTCTATGAGCAAGTAATTTTATTGTAAAATTATCTCTTTCAAGTTCTCCACCAAATAGAGTTAACATTGAATTATTTAAATTACCAATAATACATTCAATAGGATTTCTTCTAACATAACGAGCACTTCCAGTTTTATTTATATCTGAATAAAAACTGAAACTATTTGCATATTGAGTATTATTTAATAACCAAGTACCAAATTCTTGAACTGATTTATTTTGTGGATATACATCCATAAGCATATTAAATAACAAATCATAACTAATATGATTACAATATACCTTAATTAACTCAAAATCTTTTTCAACTCTATATATTCTAAATAACTGCTCATTAGTTGCTGAAACATTTGCTGAAACTATATTTTGTTCAACTAAATATTCTGATAATTTTGCATTTATAGGATATTCAAAATATAGTGTATATTCTCCATTTAATGTTTCTTCAACATAAGCTTCAATACAATCATTTAAAAAACCATAACCATTTCTTGTAAAGTTGGTTTCTGTGCTTGAATATATCTTCATAAAAACCTCCTAAATATATGCTTTTTTATATGAAATCTTAAATGAAGTTATTGTTCCAGTATATGAAATAATATTGTTTCCTGGTTTAAGATATGGAAAATCAAATTGCATTTGATTACTACAATTATTATTGTTGTTATCATATATTTCTTTAGCATTGCAATCTAAATAATAAGTTTTAGTAGAATCTAAATCATAAAGATTAAATGTCTTATTATTAAATGTAATTGATACATCATTACTTCCTTCTATTTCAAGAACTGGATATGTGTTAGCAGTACCTCCAATTGATAATGTTGTTGGAGTTTCACTAATAGTTACATCAGTTGAAGTAATATCATGTGCAATTGGATTGCATAAGAATTGAATTATAAAACTTTTAAATCCAGAACGATCAATATCTTCAAAATCAATTTGATTATTAACTATTGCTTCATATTCAGTAGAACCATCTAAAGAAAGCATTCCATAACCATCAAGAAACTCTTTAATAGTATTGATATTATGTGATGTATTGAAATGACATTCAAGAGTACATACGAAAGTATCATATGTACCCTTATCTATCATTAAAACCCCATTTCTACCTTCGATTTCATGAGTAATTATTCTTTTTCCTGCTTTTATAATATCTGGAACTTTACTAACTATTATTCCTTTACTTAATAAAGTTTGGTTTTTAAACTTAATATTCATTTTTAATTACCTCCAGTTGCAAGTGCAGATTTTCTTCTATAATATTCAAGTTCTTCTGCTATTGCTTGAATATCTTGTTGTCGATTATTGTAGAACTTATCAACATTGAAATATATTGGATTTGAATTAGCAGTTGGATTTATTACTGGATTAACTGATGCTTGAATACCATTGTTCAAATCAACCATAGCATTTTGAACATCATCAATAACATCTGGAATACCTTTTTCAATTCCAACACCGATTCCCCTAGTGATTTGAATTCCGACAGTATCACGCATCAAACGGCTCGGAGATTTTATGCCGAACAATTGCTTAAATTTCTTTTCAACTTCATCTTTTACAGCAGTAACTTTTCTTTTAATATAATCTCCAACTTTAGCAAATCCATCACAAATGCCTTTTACGATGTTAGAACCAAGTTCTCCCCAATTTGTATTTGTAATTAGATTTTTTAATACTTGAACAATTGACATTATTATTCTTGGCAACATTGATATTAATTGTGGAATAGCAGCAATTAAAGCACCACCTAAAGTAACTATTAACTTAACACCAGCAGTTATTATTTTTTGTAACATATCTGGTTGAAGTAATGTATTTACAATTCTTTCAATAATCATAGGAAGCATTTCAATCAATTGTGGAAGTGCTTCAACTAATCCATCTGTAAGTGCCAAAATTATGTTAATTGCTGCATCAATAAATTGTGGTAGATTATCTAAAATATATGTAATCATTTGTTTAATCATATCTACTAAACTTTGAATAATTCTTGGTATGTTATCAACCATTCCTTGAGCAAGTGCAATTATTATTTCTAAACCAACATTTATTATTTCTGGAAGATTAAATGTAACAAAATCTACTATCCATCTAATAATTGTTGAAATATATTCCATTATTTTTGATGGATCACTTAAAAGTAATCCATACATTGAATCAAGAAAATCTTGTACTGCTTCAAATAAATCTGGAAGAACACTCATCAATAATTCTCCAAGTTGAGGAATAATTGTTTTTAATAAATCACTTGCACCTTTTAAAATATCTGGAGCAAGATTTTTAACTGAAGTAACAATATTGCTTAAAAAATTAGTAAGTGTTTTACTTAAATCTTCAAAACTTCCACTACCATTTAAGAAATTATCAAGTGCTGCTTTCATTTGTGTAAAACTTCCTTGAATTGTTGCTGCCATTTGTTTTTCAGATGTTCCAGCAATTCCAACCATTTTTACATAATCAACTAATGCTTTTTGCATATCAGCAACATTATCCATTTGATATTTTGTTGCTTTACCTTGAGCTTTATTCCAATCATTAACTTTTTTGATAACTTCTTCCATACCAGTTTTACTGCCTTTGATACCAATACGAAGATTATCAAGCATTGTATAGTTACCTCTCATTACAGCAGCAAAAGCATTTGATACTGCATTTGCATCAGCACCAGTTGCTGCTACTATATCTGATTGTGCAACTAAAATTGAATTAGATAATTCAGCAGCAGCTTTAGAATCCCCTTTTAAAGATTCTTTTAAACCAACTGCATAAGTATTTACTTGATCATAATATTGAGTGGCACTTAATCCTAATGATTTATAAGCTTCAGATGCATTCTTTTTAACTATATTAAAAGAATCTCCAAAAAGGCTTTCAGAACCTTTTTGAGCAACTTCTAATTCAGCATAAGATTTAACTCCAGCAGTTACTGCTGCAACCATTGCACCACCAACAACACTTGAAACTTTTAATAAAGTTTCAGCAGCTTTACTTGCTACATCAGCTACATTTTTAAGTCCTTCTTTTAACTTATCAATGTGTAGAATACCATTTGTTCCAGTATCTACTAATTCTTTTTTCATATTCTTTAATGCATTTTCAGTAACTACTATTTCTTTACTTAAAGCATTATAAGAACTCTTTTGTTCATCAGTAAGTTTAGAGTAATTTCCCATCTCTTTTTGAGCTTCTTTAAGAGTTTGAAGTTTATCTTTTGTATCAGATATATTTCTTTTTAATACATCCATCTTTTGTGTTAATAAACTTGTATTAGTAGGATCAAGTTTTAATGCTTGATTTAATGTTTTTAAATCACTATTAAGTGAATAAATAGTTTTATTAACACCTTTTAAAGCTTCTTGTAATTTTGTTGTATTACCACCTATTTCAATAGTAATCCCTTTAATGTTCTTACTTGCCATAATTACCTCCTATGAACACTAAAAAAGACTACCCTATGAGTAGTCCTTTGTACTACTCATAAGAGTAGTAATCAATTATTCTGATGTTTCAGCACCATAAACTGAATTAAAGAAACTATTATAAACTGCTGTATTATCATCAGTTTTTTCAATCATAGCTCTAACTTTCTTATCAGTTAGTCTAGGCATTGCTTTAATAGTTAATGTATCAGTTTGTGGAGTAATTGAAGCTTCAGTAGTTTGAGCATTGTTTGCTGGTCTTGAAGCATTACAATTATAATACCAGAATCTTCTATTTGCTTGATCTCCTTGTACTTGGAAACCAAAAGCAAATCCTTTAGTAATAACAGATGCATCTTCAATTAATACACCATTAGAATCTTTAGTTTCTCCTAATATATCAGTTCTAAAATCTTCTGGAATTAAAGCGATTTCTAAATCTCCAGAATATCCTTGATTTGCAGTATTACTAAAGTATTTTACATTATCAGCATAGAAATCATTTGAATCTCCTTCAGCAGATAATGATAAACTTACAGCACCTGGAATAGGTTTAATAGTTCCATAACTATAATTGCCTTGAGCATCAATAGTAAATGGAGCATATACAACATTATCTAATCCAAATTTTACTTTATTTTTTGCCATATATTTACCTCCTAAATTATATAAATATTATGATAAATTTTTTCATCGTTATCCCATACTTCATTTTCTTTATCGTATGGAATATTGTTTGTATCAAATAATCCTTCTAATTGTTCTTCTAAAGCAACATCTTTCTTTTCAGTAACAAGTTCAACTTCAAATTCAGTATTCTTGAAATAAGTCTTATTGTCTGCTTTTAAAGTAGATGGAACAATTTCTCTATATGCCATAAATGGAGGAACTAAACTTGTATTCTCATCAAAATGATCATAAGCAACTGGTATTTTTAATGTTTGTAATAAAGTAAATAATTCTTTATGTGTCATGATTAAACTCCATTCTTAATAATTTGTTCAACATTTGTTTCGTATTCCTTAATACATTCTTGCTCTACTGGAGCAATATGTACTTTTGGAGTTGATACTCTACCATTACGAAGTAAATGTGGTTTTTCAAGTAAATGTGTTAATTGCCAATTAGTAGCATTATGAACAACACTTGATACATATCCATTACCCTTTGAAGTTTTTACTCTCCAACCTTTTGAATATGCACCAGTTCTCTTTGGAGATGTTTGTTTTAATTTATTAGCACCATTTTTAGCAACTACTTCACATTCTTTAGTAATTGCATCTTGAATATCTTGAGAATATTCACTTAACAATTCACTAACTTTAAGAATTGAATCAGCCATTAGTTAACACCTATTTTCTCACTACAAACTAATACAATATCAAACTTGTTTTTAGGTTCTACTACTCTAATTACTGAATAGTGTTTGCCATTCCAAGTTAGCTCTCTTTCATTGTTATAATTCAATTTTTTGATTACAAATTCACAAGTTGGTTTATAACCAGCATTAGCAGCATCATAAAACTCATTTGTTCTTACACTTTGTTTTTTAGCATAAGATTTAGTAGAAACAACTGATTTAACAACATTGTTTCCAATATCATCAGTTTCAGTTGTTTCACTAATCAAATAAATAATTTCAGAATATTCCATTAACTACCTTCTACTTCAATAGTTTCTTCTTCAACTTCAGTATTTGTTTGAACTGGAGTTGAAGCTTCAAGAACTACATGAGTATCATTGCCATTATAAGAACCATAATGTCTTAAATTGTCTTTTTGCAAACGATAAGATTTTGCATACATTTCAGAGTTTTGAACATCAAGAAAACTTAAAACATAAGTGATTATTGCAGTTTTTATTAAATTATCTGGATTATTTGTATTTACTAAAGTATTGACTATGCCAATACTGATTAAATCAAGTTTAGCTGAATCAATCCAAGTGTTTATCATTGAATCAAATTCAGTATGATTTATGCCTTGAATTTTTTTAATTTCTTCTAGCATAGTCCATCACCTTTCTAACTATTCTGATGTTTCAGTAGCTTTAGCAACTAAAGTAAATGCTTTATCAGCAACTACACCGATACCAGCAAATCTTCTACCAAGTATTCTTACTAAATCTTGTGTCATTAAAGTCTTATCATCATATTTTAATGAGATTCCTTCTCCATTTGGGAAGTTTGCTAATGAACCATGTCCTAAATCTCCAACAATCATATATACTTCTCCAGCTTCTGCTGTATCATAAGCTGGTAGAGTGTTGTTGTATCTAACTCTAAATCCTTCAAATGGATCTACAACAATTCCATTAGCATAAGCAGCTTCTTTAAAATTAGCATGAGTTAATTTATTCATGATAATAGTAATATCACTTGCTTCATCTGATAAGTTTGCATAAGCTTTTGCAACTGTACCAACTTGTGGAGCAGCTTCAATCTTAACTGCACTTGGAGTATCATAGATACCATCATCATTTGCTACTAATGTTTGAGGTAGTTTAGCGATTTTATCAACTAAAATATCAGCACATTTTTTAGCAATTCTATAAGTTAATTCATCATAGATATAATTTAAGAAATCTTCTCCTTTCATATCTAATACTTCATCAGATACTGAAATCCATTTTTTAATTGATTTAGGTACTAAAGTTGCAATTCCAAGAACTAAATCTTCTTCATCAACTGGATCTCCACCTTCAGTATGTTCAACTGCACCATCAGCAGAAACTTCAAATTGAACAGAGAAATTACCTTTAACAGAAATACTTCTTACTAAAGACATTATTTCTTCTCTTTCCCATGCAGTTTTAACGATGTTATCAACCATATCTGGAACAGCTACAACACCATTTTCAGCATTATTTGTTAATAATGCTCTTTCTTCTTTAGTCATATTATAATCTTTAACTAAATCTTCTTTAATATATGATGCAAAAGCATTGATATATTGTTTTGAGTTTCTTATTTCTTCTTTCATTTTATTTCCTCCTAAACTTTTTTCTTCAATAGAAACTTCTTCTGGAACAACTTCTCCTTCTTGAACTTGTTCTTCAACTTCTTTTTCTTTTTCAGTTTCTTCAATTAGTTCTGCTTCTTCTTTTAAAGCATCAACTTCTTTTTCAAGTTCTTGAACTTCTTCAACAGATTTAGCTTCACTAATTTCAGTTTTTAATTCTGCTTTACGAACTTCTATTTCTTCTTTTCTGTTCATAAAAACCTCCTAATATTTTTCTTGATACTTTTATTCTTTTATGACTACCTCATATCTAAAAAGTCGATTACTATTCCAGTAATCTATTAAAACAATTCAAGCACTATTCCAGCACTAAAAAAGATGTGTCTATTCCAGATACATCTTTAAAATTGTATTAACCTAAATTAATATGATAACCACTCATATTGTAATTGCTCCCCTGTGTTTACCATTCTTGATGGATTACAACTCCCAGTTCTCTTTTGCAATCTTCCCAGGCATTATTAACCTAATTTTGCAATTACTTTATTCTTAAATTCTTCAAGTGATTGCTTTCTTAATTCTTCTTCATGTTCTTTACGAAGTTGGTTTCTAGTTTCTAAATATTCATTTGATTCTTCTTTTCTAGCAACTGAAACATCAGTTGAATTATAAAAAGGTTGGTCTACTACTGAAACATCGAAAACTTTACCAATTTTAGTAATTGTTCTAGTATCAGTATCATAATCGTATGAATCCTCATCAACTACAAATGCAAATGATTGTTTATCAATTAAACCACTCTTTATTGCATTATAAATATTAACATGATCTGTAATATCTTTTTGAAGTGTTGCATCCATATATAAACCTTTTTCATCAGTAGATAATTTTAAAGAATCATTTCTAGTTCTTGCAAGAACCATAAACGAATCATTGTGATTATATCTTAATACAACATCAGATAAATCAGATTCATCAAATGCACCAGAAGCAATTACTTCAGTATATCCATAAGTTTCTGGTTGATTAAATCTAGCAGCATATCCTTGTATTCTTAACTCTTGTTCATCATTATCAACAGCTTTAAATTCAAGTTCTACTTTTCTAATTTCCTTCATTATTTTCCTCCTCATTCTCACTTGGTTCATCAGTTGGTTCTGAACCATTGATTTGTTCATTCATTTCATGATTTTGGTCTATCATAAATGCATCTCCATTTTCAATTGGAGATAAATTCATAACTTCTCTTAATTCATTGATTGTCATTATATTTGAACAATATCTAATAACTTCAATTTTTGTTTTATTAGATGCATATTGTAATGCATTTGATTCAAATATAATTTCATTACCAAAATTGATTTCAGTTGGAGTAAATAGTTTATTACTAAACTCTAAACTCATTTGTAATCCTATTGGTTCAAGAATTGATTCATAAAAAGCATTCCATTCATCTTCATTAAATGCTGATTGAACAATTTTCTCATTAACACCAAAATAAGAATAAATTTTAGATTTGATTTCCTTAACTTGTCCATCAGATGCAGTTGTTGGTTCAATCTTAACTGGAGTGAAATCAGTTGATGCATCTAAACCACCAATACCAGAACGATCTCCATGTTCAATAAAATCTTTTACAAATTGATCTCTCATTTTCTTAACATCTTCTGGTTTTAACATTGATTGAGTAGATTTAATAACACCTTTAATTGATTGAGTTGTTTTAATTGCATTAACTATACCTTCATCCATTATATGTTTGATTGAAAGTGCTTTAGTTATTGGAATTGTATTTCCACCAAATGTTCCATCTTTAGATGTAAATCTAGTTAGATGAATCAATCTTTTATAAGGAACAAATCTCTCTTTTCCTTTTCCAAATTTGAATTTTACATATAACTCATTTTCATATTCATAATAAGTGCATTCTTTGAACTCAAGTGGATAAAGTCCTTTTACTTTAAGATTTTCATCTCGAAGAATATAAACGAAAGCATTATTGTAAAACTCTAATTCTGATATTATTTGATAATAGAATTTATAAGCATTTTGTAATTCATTTGGTTGTTTTGCTAAAAGGTGGTATAAACTACCTTTCATATTTTCAAACTTATCTCTTGAATTACGAATATGTCTTGGATGCATTTTTGCAGCATTTCTAGCAATAGTATCAACACAAGCTCTTACATCTGGATCATTTTCAAAATCATTACGATACATTGTGAATGATGCTTTAGTATCATCTAAAATTTTAAATGTACTTGCTTGTTGTGGAGTTGGTTGTGATACATCAGTTCCAAAAATTCTACTAAACAAACTTCTTTTCTCTTTCTTCATTTTAAATCTCCTCATTGATAAAATTTAGGTATTCTGGTTGTCTATTAACAAAAATAACATAAGCATCCATAAGACTAGCAGCACCATCGATTCTTTGTTTTGCTTTGTCTTTTGAAAGCATTATGTTTTCATTTTCATCAACTTTACAAACAACATTTGAAAGATTCCACTTTAATATTGGATTATTATTGTAATTGATTTTCTTATCCATCAAATCAGCTTTAAGTTGCTTTAATGGAGCTGATTCAGTTTTATAACCTTGTCTTACTTCTTGCATTACAAATCCATAATTTTTCATATCATCACACCAAAATTGAGCATTCCAAGAATCGTATCCAATCCAGAGTGGTCTTAATCCTAGTTGTTGAACTTGTTCAACAAACCAGAGTGTTACATCATGATAATCAATTTTGGAAGTTCCACTTAATCGAAGTAACCCATTCTTTAACCACTTATCGTATGGAATCTTATCTTCAATTACTTTCTTCTCCAAGAGATTTGCTGGAATCCAATACATTTGCTTTACTCTTATTTCTCCTTTTACAACACCAAGAATTGTTGCACAAGTTAAGTCAGTTGTTGAAGATAAATCACATCCACCAATACAATAACAATCTTTCCAATCATCAAATGTTACTTCATTATTTAAGTCCTCAAATGTTAACCAAGCATTAACTGCATTTTGTCTTACATTAAAGTCTTTACATAATAAATTAACAACTTCAATTGGATTGTTCTTTGCTCTTTCAACTTTACTTCTTAAATCACTTAAAGATTTAATTACATTTAAAGCTGGATTTGCTTTGAACCAACATTCTTCATTTAACCACTCTTTTTCATCATCCAGTTCATATATGATAGCAAGTAATGATTCATCTTCTATTACTTCATCAATTACTTGACTAGCATAATCGTACTCAATATCAAAAACATTTTGTCTAATAGTTCCCATTGTTGATGTTTCAAGTACCATTGGTTGTTCTCTTGCAGACATTGAATCATACATAACATCCAAAAGATTTTTATCTTTCCATGCATGAATCTCATCAGCAACAACAAAATAAGCATTCAAACCATCAAGTGAATTACTATCAGAAGCAAGTGCTCTAAATGAAGAATCAGTGGCATCATAATAAATACCACCAATTAAACAACGAATCCTTTTTGCCAAGCAGGGCGATTTCTTTATCATCTTTTTTGCTTCATCCCAAACTATTTTTGCTTGATCTCGTTTAGTAGCAACTGAATATATTTCAGCACCACCTTCTCCATCTTTTGTTAGCATATAGTTTGCAATTGCAGCAGCAAGAACTGATTTCCCATTTTTTCTTGCAACAAATAAAATAACTTTTTTATATTTTCTTAATCTTGTATCTTTATCAACAAATCCAAACATTGCTTGGATCAATGCTTTTTGCCATAATTGTAATTTTAATGGTTTCCCATTCCATTTACCTTTGGATTGTTTACAATACTTTTCTATAAATCTTATAGCTCTCAAACTTTTAACTTCATCAAATACATAAGTGTGAGTTTCAGTTTGATTTGTTGTTTTATTAAAAAAAGAAACCACTCTTGGTTTCTTTAAATCATCAACAAGTTTCTTATATACTTTTGTAACTTTTTTTGAAACTTTGTTTGGATTATCAACAATAAAATTATAATATTCTTCAATAAATGTCATGTTAAATCATCAAAATCAAAATTATCAACATCATCATCACTATTTGGTAGCATTTCAAATAATTGCTTTGATGTCGATGTATAATTTTTGATTAAAGCATTGTAAGTTTGAAGTGCTGGATTAGTTCTATCGATAGAATAATTGCCTTGACACATTTCAGTTACAACACCTTTTTCATCTATCTTTTCTTTAAGTTTTTCCAGAGTATCATTCATATAAATTAACTCTTTCAATAAACCTAAAGCAATTGATTTTTTATCATCTGACATTAAATCAATTTTATCTTTAACCAAATTGTAGTTAATTTTTTTTATTTTTTTCAAAATCAATCAAATCCTTTCAAAAGAGGGGGGATATGCTCAAATCTGCACATTTTTCAAATGCCTGTGCATCGGTCTCCCTAGTGGCAATATATCCAGGATGATACCCCCCTACCTCTCAACGAGATCTCCATCTTCATCAAACATATATCCTTTCCTAGTAACTTCATCTTTATGATGTTCTAGTTCATGACATTCTTTGCATAATCCTTCTAGGTTATCCATACATAATGCAATCGAAGGATCATTTATATTTATATCATTCAAATATATTTTGTGATGTACTATTCCAGTTCTTCTTTTTTCTTTTGGTATGTAATCAGATATTCCATCAACATAAACTGGTCGATGACATCTGTTGCATAAACAACATTGTTTAATCCAAACATTCTTTTTTACTTTTTGCCATAGTTTAGATTTATAAAACTTTTCTCTAATACCATAACTCATTATTTCTTTTCAACTTTTTTAGTAGTTATCTTTTTGTTTTCTTTCTTTACTTCTGGAATAACTTCAAGAATCTTTACAAAACCTTTTTCAACTAAATGATCTGCTCTTTCTCTTGTTGTTATCCAAGTATTTCTATTTGGATGTTCTTCTGGTTTTTCATAAGGTTCATATAGTGTTCTAACTTTTCTTTCTTCTTCTTCCATGTCATAGAAGTTATTGATACATTGAACTCTAACTTTCATTTGCATTTCCTCCTTATACGAACTTTTCTTATTCGTAAATAATTTATAATAAATATCTTCCATTCGTTTAAACTCAAACTTTGGAACATTATTTATTCTTTTTACTATGTCATCAACATTGCTGCAATCGAAGTTCATTATATATGAATTGATTCCATCTTTAACCCCAATTTCTTCCAGATATGGAAGTGGTGTTGTTATGATAGGTATATTTCTATATAATGCTTCATTTAATGTGTAAGAACAAGCTTCTGAATCAGATAATAAAACAACATAAGTTGCAATTGATAAAAACTTATCAATATCTAATCTATTTTTAATTCTTACAACATTCTTTCCTATATCTCCTTCTGTATCATTTGAAATAACAAACCAGAGATAATTAACATTTGCTTCATCTAATTTTTTAGCAAGTGTTTTCATTCGTTCTAATCCTTTATGAATATGCAATCTAGTTGCACTAACCAAAATAATAGGTTTTGTGTTTTCAATTGTAAGTGGATTATAACTTAATAATATCTTATTTGGATAAAGAATATCTTTCATTTTATCCTTTAAGAACTTTGTTATACAAATAAACGATTCCACTCTTTTATTTGGATGTGGTTTATGAGTATATATTGGATTTGTGTAATCAGCATGAATTGTTTGATATATTTTAGCTGATTCATTTATATAACAAATAATTGATTGATCATAATTGATTATTGCAACTTTACATTCAATCTTTTCATTTGTATGAATATATAACTTGCAATATTTTTTAATTCTTTTTGCTTGAATAGGATCACATTTTTTGGAAACTACTGCTATATCTAAATCAGAATATTTTTTTACTAATTCATATACATAAGTTTCAATTCCACCTAAAGCACTAATAGTTGGCATATAAATGATATTATCGTGTTTAATTATCATTTAATACACCACCAATCATTTCATTTACAGAATTAGAATACATTTGCATTTCTTTTAACAATACATCTTTAAATAATTTATTTTTAACTTTAGGAATTAGTCTATATAAATTTCCTAAATAATTAAATCTATATGTTTCCCATATTGGATTAAATGTAACTGCTGATTCATTTAATCTATTCCAACAATGTGTAATTCTTTCAAATTGTTTATATGTTGGATTACCTAAACAAATCATTTCATAATTTTGTATTCTATCCTCAAATAATGTTCCTTCTGGAAAAGGATATTTTATATATAATTCTTTTTTAACAACTTTTAACCAAGCTGCTGCAAAATGATTGTTTATCAATTCTTCATCGTTATAAATACATAAATGTACTTCATTTGATGAATCTTTGTTAATCATTTCAAAACCAGTATAAATAACATCTGGATATTCAGTTAATTCAATAAAGTTCTTTATATCTTCTAAAACTTTATTATCATGCAAATAATCATCTCCATCGATATTGATTATATAATCTCCAGTAGCATTATTTATACCTTCATTTCGTGTTCCTCCATTTAGTCTTTTTGATTTTAATTCAATAATTTTATGTGGTTTCTTTAATATCTTTTTAGCAATCTCAATGGTATTATCAGAACTCATATCATCAACTAAAATAATTTCATAATTTTTATATGTTTGGTTAAGAACACTATTCAAACACTTTTTTATCCATCTTTCAGCATTATATGATGGAATAACAATACTAAATTTCATCATCCAAACATCCTATCTATATCTGCTTGAGTTGCATTTTTAGATTCTTCTGATTCAACTGATGAAAGTAAAATATTCATTAAAGAAATATAACTCATATTTTTCATGTCATCAAATGTAATATTTAATCTTTTAGCAAGTGCAACTACCTCATATTCATCAACTTCTCTTGATGATTGATTTTCCACCTTAACTTGCTTTAGGTGTCCCAGATAAGGGAGATATAGCAAGATTTATAACTTCTTCAATCCACTTAACATCATCAAATAATTTATCAATACTTTTATAAAAATCATCTCTATTATTTACTTGATCTGGATTAGCTTCTTTAATCATTACATAAGCAACATCAAGTAATGGTTCTAATATATCGTAAATAACTTCAATATCATTTATATCTGCTTGAGTTAACATTTTAATGTCTTTTAAGAAACTTCTTCCAGTTTCATTTTTGTAAGCAAATTGAGTATAAGCTGATGCTTTCATCTCGTATTCTTTTTCACTAATTTTAATTATTTTCATTCTAACCTCCAAGTGCATTTAATTAGCACCATACCAAGAAATATATTGTAAACGATATCTTTTACCTGCCACTTGATTACTAGTCAAGGTTTGCCAAGTTTTTAATCTTAGTCATCTTCCCATAGCAGTTATATGTTTCTCAGTATGCTACCAATTAAGTAGCATAATCATTGTTTAACTGATACAACGATTAAAATCTCTATAAATCTCTTACCATTAGTAAAAGACTAATATATGCCTTTTCTACATTAAGTAGATAGGTATAGTGCTTTAGTTAGCACCATAGAATAGATATACTCATAGCGTGTGAGAAGTCTAGGTCTTCAGTTATTCCCCTATTTGGAAGACTCCACGCTACACACCAGTTAACATTCATAAAAACTTTGTAGGTTAATTACTCCTGTTAGTTAGTATGTTTCGAATGTTGTCAGTATTCTCATCAGGCGTGCAATAGGGCTAGATGTTTCCGTGTCAACTTCTCTGGGAAACCCACGCTATCAATATATCTACTCTATGCTACCAATTAAGGCAGCACGATTTTACATAAAAAAGAAAAATATGATTAGTGCTATCGAGGGTATTTTCCACCTCTTTCCTTAATTAGCACTAAACTATCCTCAAGTGAAAATAAAAAAATTATTAAAAATTAAAAGCTCGAGGATAGATTACTACTAACTAAACAATTTCATATCCCCAGTAAAATCCAATATCTATAAAGGAGTGATTATGTCCAAAAATGAAAAAATGCTTTTATCATCCATAATTCTGGGGATATGAAGAAACTAATAAGAAAGGATGATAATGTGCCTTGTAGACACATAGCAAATATCAAATGATGGTTATTAAGATTTTTGATACTTGCTATCTACCTACAAAACAAAAAGACACCTCATAGGTATCTTTCATTTACATTATTTCATCAATAACATATTAACACTTTAAAATGGGAATTGTGGGAAACTTTTATTTTTCAACTTTTTTTGGTATTGGAATATCATTGAATAGTCTTAAAATATTCAAGATGTATTCTTGATCATGAATATCTAATTTATTAAATAATCTTTGTACTTCACTTAATGGTTTTTTATCTTCTTCATTTAAAGACAATAAATATTCTCTGACTATTTTAAAATCATTATCATGTATAGTTAAATTATTTCCATCTTTAAAATATAAATATCCTCTATCTTTGCAATAGTCTGATTTAGTTAAAAAATCTATTTTATCTACTGGTACGATTCTATCTGATAATTCAATTATTTTCATTATTTACCTCCTTTTCTACTAAACCTGCTTGTATTAAATCATATAATGTATCTTCTACTGTATGGTACAAATCAGAAACTCCTGCAATTTTAATTATTCTTGTATTTGGATCAACACTAACTTCTACTGCTGACCACTCTTTATATTTTGGTTTATAAACTAAATCTTTATGGTACTTAAACCCAAGCTTTTTTAGTTCTTTTAAATCTACATTATCTTTAATCTTTAGCATATTTCCTCCACACTTAATATTTTTAATACAAAATATGTTTGTCCTATTTCAGCACCCCATTTAGTATATCCATAATCAATGTCAATTTTTACTTTACATTTAATTGTTGGTTTATCTTTTCCATAGCCATTTCTGAATAATATTTCGTGAATTTTATTATCTCCAATACCTAATTTACCAAATCGACTACCATAGTATTCTTTGATTTCTCTATATTCTTCTTTTTTCTCTCCTGATTTGATCATATCAAACCATTTCTTTTTAATTGGTAATGTTAACATTATTCCACCCCAATTCTTCTATTTGTTTTTGTATAGCTAAAATTTCTTGATAATTTAATGGAGCATGTATTCTACAATTAGTTCTTTTATCAAATGCATATATCCATACTCTTTTAGAATAAAATCTAAATTCTATTTCTTCTATTCCGATTTCATTTTCATCACGATAATTAATATATGGTTCATCTTGAGTTATAAATTCATTAGGTTTAATTTCTTCATCAAAAATATTATGTTTAGTTTGTTTATAACCTATTTTTTCAAATAGTTCTCTTGCACTCATATCTATTCCACCACCTTATATTCCCAATTTATGTTTCCAATTATCATAATCATAATATTCTTCTAATTTTAATTTTTTTAATATATTTCTTAATTTAACTATATAATCACAATCTATATTAAAACCACTATTGAAATAACTTTGTATTTCCTCGTTTATTATTTCTTCTAATATACTTAAATCATTTTTATCTAACATTATTGTTCTCTTTTTCCATCAAATAATTTCTAGTATATAAAACTAAATCTTGCAATGTACTTCCTTTGCTTGTAGATAAAATGCTTTTATTAAAATCATCAAAATACTTGTTCCAATCATTATCATATTTTTTAAATAAAACATATTCTGGAAATATAGTTCCATTATATTTAACACATAGATGATATTCATCTTTTAAATAATATCTACATTTTTCAATAACATCGAATAATAAACCTTCTACTATTTCAATATCTTGTTCAATATTTTGTTTTTTATTTTTCTTTTTAAATAACATTTTATTCATCATCCTTCACATAAAATTTTAATTTTTCATAACAATGTTTATTATGAACAATATCAACTGGAGTAGCAATTTCTACTTTCAATTGTTTAGTAAGTGGATTATATACAATATATTCAGTACCAACTTTCAAGTTTTGAGCTTCTTCTTTAGTTATTTCTTTCATTTTTTTTAAACCATCCTCTCACTTTTTTTGCTACTGAAGTTCTATCATATCCTAGCTTATCCCCAATTTGTTCCCATTTCATTAAATCCATGAATCTATATCGTAGGATCAATCTCAATTCCTCATCTGGAACTGATAATATGTATTTTTCCATTTTAATATATTCTTCTAATGCAGAAACTCTTTTCTCCATCCAAGTTTCTTTTAATTCAGTAATTCGTTCTTGAAGTGTTGAAATATGTCTTGAACCACTAATTGATAGTGAATCATATTTAACTGCTGACACTCCAGAATCCAATATTGCAATTCGTTCTTCTAAATCTTTAATTTCTTTTTGCAACCAAAAGAACTTATTCAAATCTTTTTCTTTCATAAACAACTCCTATTTATCTTTTTTGTCTTTGTCTATATAAGCTATAAAACAAATTGATACACAAATCATTGCTGTTATTATTACTGCTGTCATATTTACCTCCTATTCTACTGGCATTTCATAAATAACTACATCAGAGTTAATAGGTTTTAATTCATAGTGTTGTGGTTGAATCATAAACTCTTTACTTGGATATTCATGTTCTAAACCTGATTTTATTTTTCTATAATCTCTTTCAGAAACTAAACAATTAAGATCACAAATAAATGTTTGATGAAATCAATTTTGTATTTCATCTAATATTTCTAATGCTCTTTCTTTAGTAGAATATTTTCCAACAAATACACTATAACTTTCCCCATTGAAACAAAATATACCAGTTTCATCGTTATCTAATTCAAAATATTTAGCGACACATAATTTCTTTTTATCTTGACTTCTAATCCATAGTTCCATTATCAATTACCTCATCCAATAAATCTTCATTATATATCTTCATAACTTTAATTTTTCTTAAAGTTTGTTCTAATTCAACTAATAATATTTTAGATGAATCTTCATCCAATTCATTTATTAACAAATTAACTACTTTGATAATTTTATTTTTTGTTTCTTCTGAAACCATATTCATCATTCCTTCCTATGCAACAATACCAAAATATTATATTGCCCTAACTAAACTCCCCTAAATACTCTTTAAAACCTAGTATTTATTAACAATTATTTTCTTTAAATACTTTTTATAAAAATCTAATCATTTTTTCCAGCATTGTTTTCTTTTGATGTTTTAACAATTCTTTTACCTTCAAGCAATTCTTTCAATCTAGTTGCATGAATAAAAGATATATAATCTGCTTGTTTTACTTTGTCTATGTATTTAATTGCATTATCAATTCTATCTAATAATATAAAATTATGAATACAAGCTATAATTCCACAAACAAACATAACAATTACACTAATCATTCTTTCCTCCTTTTAATTCTATTTTTAAGCATTTATATAGATTTAGATCATTACTAATTTGCTTTATATGGTGTTCATCTAAACCTAAATTTTTAGCATTTTTAAGAATATCTTCATCTAACATTATGTTTTTATCTACTAAATCTATTGCTTTATTTACTCTTTTAAGCAACTTCTCAAACGATGTATAAGCTACATCACATAATTCTTTTAAATGTTTATTTTTCTCTTTTAAACGATTATTCTCTTGCTTTAATAGTGCAAATTCTTGAGCAGTTTCCATTGACATATATTCCCCTTTAAACATTACTTTGTTCATCTTCTTCTCCTACTACCACTCTTTGAACTTCTATTATGTCATCCCAATCAACTCTACCATCTCGATTTACATCATAAGGATTATTTTTTTCTCCTAAAAAATAAATCACTATACATAGCATTACAAGTATGATTACTGACATAATGCAAAATGATACTTCGAATAATCTAAATGTTCTTTCTTCTACTTTCATAAAACTTACTTATTATCTCTAAACTCATTGAATTCTTCTTCTAGTTCTTTAAGTTCTTCATCTGACATTTGTTCTTCCTTAACTGGTTTTAAGATTGAATCAGATGTGATTATTTTTTTATTTAGAGATTTACCTTCCTTTATTTTTTCTTCATTTTTTAAATCTCCAAGTGTCTTATAACCTTTGTTGCTCCATGTATTTAAGATTGCTCTTAAATAATTAAAATTTTTTCCATTACTATCAGATGTTCTATTAATAGCTTCAATGATTAATTCATCTGGTAGTTTATTTCTAAATTGATTTAATTCTTCATATTGTCTTGGATTTAATGTTCCAATTTCGTTTTCGTAAATATCATAGATGCTTTCTACTCTTTGAATATAGTTATCTATATTATTACTACTACTAATATAATCTATTCTATTCTTATCTATTCTATTCTTATCTGGGTATACCATTGGTATACCAATATTGTTATTCGATAATTCATATTCTCCTTGAGAATTGATTTTTAATTGTTTTAATTCATTTTGAAATTGTGTTTTCTTATATCTATCACTTCTCAAATAGTTATTAATTCTCCAATGTTTTATTACAATTATCCCAGAAGATGTTTTATCTTCATCATCATTAAATAGAATAATAAATCTTTTCATAATTAATATTTTAAGATCATCTTCTTTAGTTCCTGTTAATCTCATAATTGATTTCCAATTGTTAATAAATCCATCATCATCAGCATTCATTGATAAATGGAAATATAAAACTTGAGAACTAACTGGCATATCTAAAAAGTCATCACTATTCGTTATAAGCTTATCGAACATCCTTTTTTGTGCCATGCATTATCCTCCTTTTTATTCTTCCATTGTTTTTAATAGTTTCAATATTTTATCAACTTTGTTTTTTTCTAAACCTATTTGATCAACTTCATCAGAACATTTAAGTTTAATAAATAAAACTCCATTTGAATATTTCATAAATTGTAATTCTCTAGTATCAAAGAAATAACTCATTTTGTTATTTTCAATCAACATATAATTATTTTTCATTTTCATCATCCTCCAGTAAAAATTTTAAAAATGTAATTCCAAAAATGGATGTGAATACTAATAGCATAAAAATTAAAATTAGATTCATTTGTACCATTTCTTTCCTTGTAGTTCTTTCTCAAGTATTATCAGATGTTTATTACCAGCATAATCTTTGAGAACTATATCTTCTTTTTTTAGTTTTCTTAATCTACTCATAGAAGCATAAACACTTGATACATCTCGTTTTAAAAAAACAGCTACTTCTTTAATTGTCCAACAAGATGTTTCAAACTCTCGTTTATCATATTTCCATACATAAATTATTTTATTCATGACATTCAACAACTCCATCATTATCAGTGATGCAGTTTATAACTTCATGTACTCTAGTAGTTCTTAATTCAACTTCAATACTACTTCTAATTGGAAATGGTTCTATTAAGTTCCATAAACCAATTGCAAAAGTAATTATTGCTATTCCTAACCAGAACTCTTTTTTACTTATTTCATTTTTTTCCATAATTTTCTTTGTCCCTTTAACCATTCATTACATTCTTTTCTAGAATCACTTCTGAATATTATTTTTGTATTTACAGAGTGATCTCCCCAGCGATATTCACAAACTGCATAAACTCCATCATTAGTTTTTAAGATTTCATATTCATAATTTAATTTCATAAAATACCCTTCTTTTTAGCAAAATATAGATTTATTACAACTTGTGGATTCTCTAGTGGTCTACCATACTTTTTGATTTGATAATTGACTAATTTTGCATATACTCTAGCTGAATCAATATCCCACTTGTTATATTTATTTCTAATTCTTCCAGCACATATTAGTGCATGGTCTTTTTCGTTTTCAAATATCAATTCTTCAATCAATTGCCTTTTAAATTCTTCTTTCATATCTTTGATTACCCTTCATAGTTTTTTAATAATTCTTGATAATCTCTTAAATCATTTACTCTCTTTTTATAATTCAGTTCATAATCAATAAAATCAAATGCAATTCTTCCAACCATACTTTCAGTTTTAAATAAAGCAGCATCTAAATTATTAGTATTCCATCTATTGATTATTGGAGTATAAATTACTATTTCAAAACGATCTAAAATCTCATCTTCAAAACCCTCTGAATTTAATTGCAATCTTTTCATTTTAGTTCCTTTACTTGAAACACATTTGTTCCATTTTTGATTTCTTTTGTTTATTTGATGTTCTAGTATATAGTCTTGTTGTTTCTAATGAGTTATGTCCTAAAATATCAGCAAGTTCAGTAATTGCTCCAGGATAAGCTTCTAGGAATATTTGTGCAAATAAATGTCTGAAAGAGTGTGCATGAACTTTTTTCTTATTTACTCTAGCAGCACCAGCAACTTTTTTTAATTGTTTCCAGATAGTTGCTTTATTTGGCATACATCCTTTTTTTGCTCCTCTGAATATATAACCACTTTTGATATGTTTATCTCTTGCATACTTTCTCAATTCTCTTGCTAAATCTTGCCTTAAAATAATCTTTCGTTCTTTACCTTTGTTGAATCCATCAATGTAATTATCTTTGATATTCTCAATCGTAAAATATTTAAGTTCAGATATTCTTATACCTGTCATAGCAAGAACTTTAATTATGTAATATAACTGCATATTGTTCATTCTTTTAGCAAATCTCAAAAGTCTTTTATAATCAGCAATTGTTAGAACTTCATTATTGCTTGTTTTAACTTGTAATTTTATTTTCTTTAGTGTTAAGTCTTTTTTATTTATATATTTTAAAAATTTATTGATTTCTATTATCCAAGTATTGATAGTAGTTGTTTTTGGTCTAGGATCAAGATTATATACATAATTCTTAAATCGTATCGTAGTATCTTTTGTAAGAACTTCATCATCATCCATCCAATCAATAAACTTCAATACATTTGCTTTATATTGCTTTAAAGTATTCTCTGAATATTCTTGATAGTATTGTTCATTTATCCACTCATCAACTAATGGATATAAATCATTTTTTTTAATTTCTTCCATAAATAATAACTATTGATTCAGCTACAAAACCAATACAAGCACCAATTAGTGAAAGTATTACATTTTGATTTCCATAAACCCAACACATAACCATTCCAGTTAATGCAATAACTGATAACATAACTTCAACCCATTTTTTTAAAACTAATCTTTTCATTCTTATTTCCTCTTTTCAAATAAATAATTAAAATCTAAATTAAAATAATCCAGTATGGTATAAATCTCATCGATTGTGAACTTAATACCATTTCCCCTAATCCTTTTTGAAAAACCTGGAATACTAATACCAATCTCTTTTGCAAATTGAGAATATGTCATTCCTTTTCTAGTTATTTCTGCACATAGATTTGGATATAATATATCGTTTTTCATATATCCTCCTTTCTTAATAACAAGAAAAAATC